GGAGTTGGCTTTTCTTTCTACCTTTCTTTTCGGGGAGAGGCATGAGCGAGGGAAAGCTACCTCAGATCGAGCGCGGCTTCACTTGGTCTGAGGAGTACCGTCATCAGTGTGAGGTACGCTGGTTGCTGCGTAAGCGCGTAGAGAGCCGCAGTGAGGCGCTGAACTATCTCAGCAAGGTCAGAGATAGGCGCGGCGAGGAGGCGGCTGGAGCGCTTGAACGTGATGTTCGTGACCAGTGGTCAAAAGGAAATCGAGGCGAGGAGGCATCATGGAAGTGACTCATGTATTTTGGAAAGGCATGGTAGGGGTGGTGCTGACTGAAGCAAGGTCGCACTACCTGATTGCATTCGGCAAGGTATGTCAGTTCGTACCCAAAGGCGAATGCGAGATAATCAAACATGAAACTCAAGAGGCATAAAAAGTTACCCCAGCAGAGCAATCTGACTGGGGTATTTTTTTGTCCTGACCTTTTGCTGCGATGAACGTCCGCAAATACTGGTCAGCGTTTAAACGCTTAGAACGTATCGACGTTTTCGTTGTACGTCCCAGTCACCTTGTCGTATCCCAGCAGGGTCTCGCCCTGCGTCCCCACCCACCGGTAGCGGCACTTCCAGACCGCCACCTCCACCCCCACCTCAGCGCGGTGAACCGTCAGACCGCAATCAGCCTTCGCCCACCATGCCATTGATCCTGCGATTGCCATGCCATCAGGGCGCGGCAGATCGTTGCCTGAGCGACTTACTTTGGATGGGTGAGCCACAAACCAAACATGAACCCCAAACGCCTTAGCAAACGCCTGAACCCTTGTCAGCATATCGCTGATCGCTCCAGTCTCTGAGTCTCCTCGGTTCTTCATGTCGATGTAGTTGTAAGGGTCGATGACCATGCCACGGATGCCCATACGCGCAACCGCTGCCTGTGCGCGGTCGAGGATTGAATCGATGGTCGCTGGTTCGACGTTCTCCGAGTCCATGAACAGGAAATGATCAGTAACCCATTTAAACGCAGCGTCCTTCTCTTCGTCCGTCATGCGATGCGAACCCTCAAAGAATCGTTTGCCAGCGTAGATTTCCATGAAGCGCGTAATGTGGACTTCGGGCTGGTTCTCGAAAGAGCAGACCGCGAACTTCCAGTCATGCTGCTTGGCAAGGTTGACCATCAACTGATCCACAAAGTTGGACTTGCCGTTGCTGGGGTAACCGGTGACCACGGTCAACTGACCTGCGGCTACGGTGTAAATTTGGTCGAGCGATGAATACCCAGTTGATACGCCCTTGCCTGTGCCTTTGCTCCACAGATCGTTTACACGATCATAGAACTTCGAGGCGGAGCTAAGACCTTCGACAGGGTACGGTTCAGCAGCGGCGATGATGTTGCGTACTGCCTCCTCGCCTTCCTGCAACAGGACTTCGTTTAAATCTTTCAGGTCGAACTTCGCAAGTCGGCATTTGTGTTTGCCGATGCGTCTTGCCAGTTCTTCTGCCAGCGCCTGACCGGGCGCGTCGTTGTCGGTCGCAATGATGATGTGCGGAGCCTTGGACAGAATCTCATGCGCGTTCCAAACGAATGCGAACTTCTTGTCCTCACTGGCAGTCACCTTGCCATCGACTACCTTCATGGGCGCACCAGAGGGGACAGAGACCACGTTCTCGATCCCTGCCTCGATAGCACTCAGTGCATCGATCTCGCCTTCGACAATGATGATTGGTTTATCAGGATCAACTTGGTCGATGCCGAAAAAGTCATGCGCTCCACCAGCGTCCTGCGTGAAGTCTTTGTCTTCGATGCATCGATACTTGGCTGCGGTTAACGAGCCATCTCGATAGTAGGGGAAGCCCACCGCCGGAGCATTTTTGCCAAGTCGTTGAAACCATTTCTCCGCAGCAAACAACTTCATGCGTCTCGCAGTTTCTTTGCTGATGCCACGCTGCGCTAAGAAGTCGTAGTGCTGCTGCTCAAGCGCGGCTTGAGTGATGGTTGGTTTAGGAACGACAGACAATTTTATCTCCACTGGGTTTGTTCTTTTTTCGAATGGCACGTTCCCGCTAACGCCGCAGTGATGACAGTGGTAGACCCACGCATCATCCTTGCGAGTAATGACCATCTCTTTGAGTTTAAACTTCTTACGCTGCTGGGAGCAGCTTGGACACGATACACGTTCAGTATCTTGAACGTGCATGGCAGATACGAATGCTTGAACTTCGTTCACAAGGATTAGCCTCCGATTGTTTTACTTGTTGTCGCTCTTGTTCTTTGACCGTGAGCGCAACCTTAAATTACCAGCAACGGTCTTGCCACCTTTCCTGATTGGTTTAATGTGATCGATGTCTTTGCCTTTGCGACTAACACCGTTCTTGTCATACAGTCTTCTTGCCTTTTGACGCTCAAGAAAACCTTCTACGTCACCACGCTCCTTCTGAAGCTGGTATTCGTGTTTGTAGTCACGCTTGGGCATTCTGCCTCCAATCAGACATACTCCAATTGCCTTTGCCATGATTGCAATCAGAACAAAGAATTTGTAAGTTGTCTAAAGATAAAGCCAGTTCAGGAAATAATTTTCTAGGTTGAATGTGATCTACATTTAGTCTAACGCCATCTTGTGGACTTGCGCCACAACACTGACACTTATTTCCATACTTTTCAAAAGCCTGTATGCGTAATCTTTTCCACGCAGAACATTCTAAAAATTCACTTGAGTCAGCCTTCGGCAAGTTCTCAAAATTTATTCTGCCATGACGCAGAACCTTTAAACCAAGAATCGCGCTTGTCTTGTTGGGGTGATCATTCAAAACCATCTTGTTAAGGTTTTGATAAAGCATGGCAGACATATCTGGTGTTATTGAAACACCACCATACTTACGCAACCAACCTTGCGCCAATGGGTAGGGAATGCCAAATGATTTAGCCTCGGCAAGCAAAATCGTCGTCGGCTTCATGACTCCGTATTTTGCTTTCAGGTAGTCGATGATTTTCATCATGCCTCCTTTAGATTGATCAATATGCTGCCCAACAAAGGGCATACTTTACACTCGGGCTATGCCCTTTGAGGGGCATAGCAAAAGCATCCTGAACAAACAGGATACCAGCCAAGTGGCGCATCAGCCTTTGCGTGTATGGGTGCTAACGTCGCCGCCCACTCGGGTGTCTCAACACTTCCCACGGTTCCCGATATGCACATCTTGCGCCCCGCCGTTACCCGACAACGCAAGCAGGGGGTCAGTGTAACGTCGAGAGAAGAATTTTTACAAGCATAAAAAAGTTTATGGTGTAAAAAAAAGCGGAGTGCCTGTTTAAACAAACACTCCGCAAGCCAAATGGCTACAGCCGCCCGGAAGGGAGTCCGAGCGAGTTGATTGTGATCTTATTTTATTTAATGTCAATGAGAACACTTGACAGGCTTTGTTCTGATTGCCACAATTCAATTATTCCTTCGTGATTAGCCTCCGAGCGGATACCACTACCGGTGGGGATAAAGGGACTCTTCGTGAGTCCCTTTATTTTTTCTCAATCGATTCAACGCGAATCTCGCAGCGTGGATTGTTCTTATCCAGCCCCCAGTAAATGTGCTTCTCTTTGACCTGCCTGTCGTTCTCATAAGCAACGCCTTGCAGTAGGTCGAGGATCAAACTCTCATCCAAGTCGGGGCGTCGGCTGGCGTACCAAATCTTGATGTGAACGGCAACGTCGCCCTCCAAGCCTTTGCTCGCCTTTGCTTGCAGTTTAAACGCAGCGGCATACGACAACGCTTTGCTGGACTTGATGAACATCGGTTTACCTCTGACGTACACCATCTTCCTGCTATTCGCTTTTGATGCAGGTTCCCCTAAAATTGTGAATGCAAGTGCTTGTTGATTGTTCGTGTTAGTGCTAACATCGTTCATGTGTTTAATCCACTGATGGAGGCTGCGTTTTGAAGATTACGAACAAGCACAATGTTCCAGAAACATTGGTTGCTCTCGCATCGCGAGATTACTACAGCAAGGGCAAGTCAGACTACAGTGTCACGGAGATCATCTCCCCGCCCCGCATCCAGCGGCTACGTCGATTGCACCACGAGGAAATGGAGCAGGACGTATCCGATATGTTGTGGCAGTTGTTAGGGTCTGCGCTGCACGTTGTTGCCGAGCGCGGCGTTGCTGAGGGGCATATCACTGAAGAGCGCCTGATCGCTGAGGTAGATGGGGTCAAACTCTCGGGAGCCATCGACATTCAGAAGGTCGAATCGGATGGCGTCACCATCACCGACTACAAGTTCACCAGCGCATGGGCGCTGCGGCAGGACAAGCCGGAGTGGGAAGCCCAGCAAAACATCTACGCATGGCTAGTAGAGACCGTCAAGGGTCAGAAGGTCAAGGGCATCCAGATATGCGCTCTAGTGCGCGACTGGAGCCGCAGAGAGGCGTCCGTCAAGCCAAGCTACCCACAAGCCCCCATCCAAGTTTTGGAACTGCCCCTGTGGGATTCGTCATACACAGAGCAGTACATCAAGGAACGCATCGAGGCGCACAGGATGTCAAAAGTGCAAGCCGACTGGGGTGATGAACTGCCGCCCTGTTCCGACGATGAGCGGTGGGTGAGAGAGACCAAGTACGCCGTGATGCGGGAGGGCAGGAAGACCGCCATCAGGGTATTCGATACCCAGCATGAGGCAGATGAACTAGCAATCAAAGAAAAAGGCTACGTCGAAATTCGCAAAGGGGAAGCCATTCGCTGCACTGGCAACTTCTGCGGCGTAGCACAGTGGTGCAGTCAGTATCAACGGTCGCAGGAGAATCAGGAATGAACGTCTATCAGAAACTCAATGAAGCGCGGGAGCGTTTTCATCAATCGAAACTGAAGAAGAGTGGTTGGAACGATTTTGCCAAGTACAGCTACTTCGAACTAGGGGACTTCGTTGTTCCGGCGCTGCAAATTTTCAAAGAGGTTGGGCTCACCTCGGTCATCGCGTTTAAACACGATGAGGCGTCCATGCAGATCGTCAACACGGACAAGCCCGACGAGGTCATTACCATCACCTCGCCAATGAGCGAGGCGCATTTAAAAGGCTGTCACCCAGTCCAGAATCTGGGCGCTGTTGAAACTTATATTCGGAGATACCTCTGGGTAGCTGCGTTAGAGGTGGTCGAGCATGACGCGCTTGACGCCACTTCCAAGAAGACAGAGGAGCCAAAAGAAGAGGAAGAAGAAGAGAAGCCAAAGAAGAAAGTCGTAGCCAAGCGTTACGAGGAACCCGATACCAAGAGCGAGTTGTTCGTCGAATCACTAATCAAGTGGGGCGAGGAAGCAAAGTCGCAAACAGAATTGACTGACCTCTGGAAACAAAACCAAGAGGCAATCGATGACTTGAAGAATAACAAGCCAGAATTCTTCAAGAAACTCCAAGCACGGTTTGGAGAACTGAAATCTAACTTTTAATGAGGATGAATCATGAGTGATCGCGAGTATGTAAATAGTGGCACGTTGTTTCAAAACAAGGTCAAGAAAAACCCGAAAGCACCTGACTATCAGGGAGAAATGCTGCTTGACCTTGGCGCACTTGGTGTAGGCAATGGCAAGGCAAAGCTACGCTTGGCTGGGTGGAAGAAGATTTCCAGCAAGGGAACCACGTTCCTTTCTTTGAGCATCAGCGAATTCAAAGAGAAGGAAGAAGGCGGCTACCCACGCGCTCAGAGCAAGCAAGATTCTTTTGATGGCGATGAACCATTTTAATTTGGAGGAAGGTATGAAAGAGGCTAAAAGAAACATGATGAAGTTCATGCGCGGCAACCCTAGCGCAACATTCGAAGAGTTCTTTAAAGCGACAAACGGCAGAAAGCAAGACTGGTATTCTGCGCGTTACATTCTGAAAAAAGAAAAGAATGCCGAGAAGATACCAAAGGTGAAGACCGTCAAGGTCAAGTCATACAAACGCGCATCACCCAGCGAAACAACGTATGACGCCGTTGCTGTTTACAACAAGCTGCTTGAGTTGCAAAAGGAAAACGCTGATCTAAAACATCAGATTGTTGGTTTTAGGTCTGTTATTTCCTATTTGGAAAACTTATCAGGCTTGAGGAACTCTCAATGAGCGCCTTGCAATTTGAGGCATTGAAGGTTGCGTTGAAGCAGGACGCAACCGGATATGTCCTGACCGTCAAGATTCACCCTGACGAAATACCACAAGAACTAATGCGCGACTTTATCGGTGCGCGGTATGCCGTTGCAATGGTGCGTATAAACGATGACGAGTCTTTTACGCAGGTGAGGAACCGAGTTCAAAAAGCAGGGATGCTTTGCCGCGAGAACTGGTTCCATCGCTTCCTTGAAGAGGTGTACGACATGGAGAAAGGAAACGAAGGCAAAGCCATTCGGTTTATTCATGACGTATGCGGTATCAATTCAAGAACAGAACTGAACGGCAACCAAGAAGCGCAAAAGGTTTTTGATGACTTGGTTGAGGAATACGAACAATGGAGCCAAAAAAATGACCCGTTTTAAAACCGTTGTTCCCTTGATGATTTATATGCTGCCGGATGAATTGTCTAGCCTGAAGAAGTATGCAAAGGGCGCAAAGAAACCTGTGTCGCATATAGCCAGAGAGGGTATTCGGATGCGCCTTGCAGGTGGTGCTGATCCCTACAACAAGGGGTTTGATGATGGACTAGCTGCCGCAATTCAGGTTGCACAAAAAAGCAAGGGGGCGCAAATGCGATTCCCATCTGGCAAATCCTTTGGGCAACTGGTCTCCGAAGAGATAGAGAAGTTTAAACGCACATCAGAGTACCCCGACGACAACGAGGAATTTACATGATGAACGAAGGTAGGGGGACGGTCAGCGAGTTGCCGATGGAAGCCAAGATTGCGATTGCCATCAGGCTTGCGGAGGTTATCGATGACTGCAAGGATCAGGAAGTTCTGCGTGGTCTGAGGTCTTTGTTCCATGCGCTGATAGGAGACTTGGTTAATTCTGAAGTGAGGCATTGATATGGATAAAAACGATGTCATTCAATTGGGCGAGGAGGCTGGGATTATCCCCATACAAAATTTCTCAATGACCAATCTGGAAAACTTTGCAGCCTTGATCGAAAACAAACTGCATCAAACCTACGAAGAGCGTTTACACGCTGTCGAAGCAATTCAACGTGAGAAGCTGGTTCGGTGGATGATGCAGCATGGATATGCAACTGGGCATGGCGATTCAATTGAAGAGTTGTTGTTTGAGTTGAAGTGGCAAATCAACGAACGCATTTCGATCTTGGCGGCAGCAGAGCGTGAGGCGTGTGCTGCGTTGTGCGACAAGATAGCCGATGAGGATGGGTTCGAGGGTGGGTATGCAGACTATTGCGCTCACGCTATCCGCGAGAGAAATTCGCTATGACAAACACAAAATTCTGCACCAGTTGTCAGGCAACAAGGCAGCTTGAAGGTGGGGAACGTAGGGTAACGCGAGGTGTGCCACGTTGGATATGCCAAGCATGTATTGAGCGCAAGTCAGAGAGCATCTACAAGAGCCAGAGGGCTGACGCTATTGAAGCGAGGAAGAAAAATGAACAGAGATGACATTATCCGCATGGCGCGGGAGGCTGGCATCGGTTGGCTTGAAAGAGCTGAAGGCATATCAGAATTTCTAGAACACTTTGCCAGCCTAGTCGCAGCAGCAGAGCGCGAGAGAATTAAATGGGACACCATCCATACATGCAACCCACACTGTGATCGCCCTGCTTGTGTTGCGGTGAGAAGGGCTAGGGAAGACGAGCGCGAAATGTGTGCAAAGGTAGCTGAAGATATGGGCAACATAGACGGAAACATGAACAAAACATGGCGCAACGGATGTTTTGACGCTGCTTTTGCTATCCGCGAGAGAGGTGCGCCAGCACTAGAGAAGCTGAACAAAGCCGCTGAGGATAACGGGGAGCCGCTATGACTGACCGAGAACTGATGCAGCAAGCGTTGGATGCGATGCTGAACTTTCCAAACGACATATCAGACGAGATGTTTGAATCTATCAGGTCACTTCGCGCCCGACTAGCGCAGCCTGAGCCGCAAGAGATCAAGATTGAGTTCAAGGAATGGGTACACCCACATATGGGTTTAGTTCCTGTTGACCCAAAGACACCGCTGATATTGAAAGCCGTGATTCGGGAGGAAGTATGACTGACCGAGAACTGATGCAGAAGGCATTGGGGATTATGGAATGGATAAGTGGGCTTGAGTCTACTCCGCTGGTAGTCAAGAGTGAATTTCTTAATGCCCTCCGCGCCCGACTAGCGCAGCCTGAACCTAAGCCGGTGGCGTGGATCGTCCACGAAGATGGAGTGCGTGGTTTGCGCTGGAGCCACCCGAGGAGCGGGATGTTGAAAGTCGAGCCCCTCTACGCCTCCCCACCACAACGCGAATGGCAAGGGCTGACAGAGAATGAAATCAAACATCTTTGGTACGAAGCGTGTCAGACAAATCTTGAATTAACTTCACAACTTATTGTGCATTTGGCTAGAAACATCGAAGCCAAGCTGAAGGAGAGGAATACGTGAGCAACTTTATTGCTGGCGTTCTTTGTTGTCTGTTTATGCCTGTTGCATGGTTATGCCGTGTGTGTAAACACCCTTTCAGGTCAGAGTGGGACGAACGAAGCGAGGGTTTATATGACCATTGCAAGGTGTGCGGAACTTTAATTAAACAGGAGAACACATGACAAAAGAAGAGGCATGGCTTCTGTGGATGAAAGAATCCAAGCACTACGTTGGGTACGACTGGGACACGATCAAGAAGTCCTCACACTGGCAAGCGTTTTCCCGTGGCTGGGATGCGGCAACAATCAATGTCAACGGATGGGACGATGCCTACAAGATGGGCATGGAAGCAGGGAAAGAAATGGAGAAGAGTACATGACGGAGACCAAGAAGAAATTTTATGCCCTGACGACTGAAGAAGTCGAGCAAGCGATGGAGCAGAGTAAAGGCGCAGAAGATCGACTGAAAAGATTTTATGAGTTGTTGGACGACATGCTTTGGAAGAAAAATAAATTGAAGCAGTACAAGGAGAAGAATACATGAAAGCATTCCCAAACTTAGTCGGACAACTCGGTATGGACTTGCGCGATTACTTTGCGGCGAAGGCGATGCAAGCGATGTTGGCAAGCCCTGAGTTGCTAGTGATCGTCACAGCGGATGAGGTTCTCGGAGATAACTCCAGAGAAAGGTGTGCAAGATGCGCGTACAACTTTGCAGACGCAATGATGAAAGCGAGGGAGGAAAAATGAAAAAGCTATTGTTGCTACTCACACTGGTTAGCAGTCTTGCCAATGCAGAGACTTGGTTTGAGGCAACGAATCAAGGTGGTGGCAAGATTGTTCTGTTGATGCACAAGTGCAGCGGCAGCGAGAGTCGGGTGGTAATTGCACAGATACCTAGTGGCAGCACATCGACTGGATGCTGGACATACATTGCTGACTTGGTCGTTGTTGTTTGGGATAACGGCGACATTCGTACCAGTACCTACAACGCAAACATCTTTGTCATGCGGGAGAGGAAATGATCAAGAGCATTCTTGAAGCCTACGGCAAGCATCTGGAGAAGACCATCACGCACAAGCGAGGGATGATTGCCATCCAGAATCTTTCTCCCTTGCATGGTTGCTCAGTCAGGAATGTATCCAAGTACATCGAGCCGTACATTCAAAACCGGAAGGTGTCCGCAGGAACCATCAACCGAGAACTGGCAGTGCTACAAGCAGCCTTGAGGTGGTCGTTTAAACGGGGTGACATTGACTTCCTCCCGTCTATTCCCCGCCTCCCCTCCCCGCCGCCACGGTCTCAGTTCCTGAGTGACTCGCAGATAGCTGCCTTGCTGGACGCTGCCAAGCCTTACCCCCATGTTCACACGTTCATCCGCATTGCCTTGATGACCGGTCAAAGGAAGGAAGCCATCCTCTCCCTGCGCTGGAATCAGGTGGATTTCCAGACAGGGCTGGTGGACTTCAATGAACACGCTACGGCGCTTTCTTACCGCAGGAAGGGTCGAGGGGTCGTGCCAATGTCTGACGCGCTCAGAGAGCTTCTATCGGGCTTGGATAGGGATTGTTCCTTCGTGATCCACCAGAACCGTAAGCGGGTACGAGACTTCCGCAAGGTCTGGTCAAACCTGATGAAAGACACCGGCTTGGATATTACGCCCCACGTTCTGCGCCATACGGTCGCAACGCAAC